CATTCTGGAATGAAAGAGTTTACAATGCACCAAGATACGGTAATGGTGGTCAGGCAACGGTGTATGACAGATACAAACAGACCGTTGAAAAACAGTCTAATGGCACGTGGATAACGGTAGGATAAATATTGATATGAATAGGCAATCAGCACTAGCACAGTTTAACAAACTCAATAAGAAATTCACAACAGTCCTGGCATTGATCGAAGATCAATCCTTGTTAAATCATGACCTCTATCTTTACAGAGAAATTGAGATTGACATTAATAATGAAAATGTCAGAGGAACCTACGACAGTTATGAAATTTATGATGTGAATGCAACTCCTCTGATGACAGAGGATCTGTTAAACACTATGGCTAGAAATAGAATAGTTGAAAAATATCCTTTGGAATCTCAACTAAGCATCTTGGGAAGTGTGTTAGAACAGGTTGCTGATGCAAATGCAATCAGTTGCGATGAATTAAAAGAGATGAATGACTTCATATCAGAAGTTAGACGTGTAAACGGAATTAGAAAAGAATTTTATAGAACAAATTCTCAATTTGAATACAAGAGTACCGAAGATATTGATGCAGAAATTGCAGAAAAATATGAGGGTGCTATTCAGGAATATGGTGATGACATACGTGATCTCTAAATATCTAGATAAGGAAACAGCGACCAAAGCCAGAGAGTACGCTGAACAACTTGAAGAACCTAGATGGGTCAGAAGATCATTGATGCCTACTCCTAGACAGGTTGACGGTTCAACCTGTGCATATGATTTTTGTGGGCATTCTCAAATGCCTAAGCACATAATTGAATTTTATAAATCGATCGCTCCTTTTTTTGAGGATCATAGGCTTGCAGAGATAGCCATAAATAGATACAAGATCGGTGATTACCTTGGTAAGCACAGAGATGTTGACTATTATAGAAAAAATTTGGTAATCTCATTACAAGACAGTGATGATGGATTGCTTATAGATGACGATAATGAATTTATCAAGGATTCTATAGGACAAGGAGTTTGTATTGAGGGAATAGGACCGGTGCATAGTGTTGCACCTGTAAACAACAAAAGATATTCTTTGGTTTATCTTTACGAGTAGGGAAATATGTATACACTTAGAGACGCATTAAGTTCGGATAATTTAGTAACATTGAACACACTGAGATCAGGTGTGGACTTTGTATCAACTAGCACACGATTAGGTGCTAACAGTTTTAACAAATTAAGTGTTTATGAATATTCGAAATGGAAAAATTGGACCAGAGAACAGAGAGCTAGTTTTAAGGCTTGCTTTTCTGAGGCTGATATTAGCAAAGCAGTTATAGGATACTTTTTAAAATTTCCGGCAAACACAGGATTTTTAGATGAAATGAATGCTTGGCAGGATGCAACATCAGCAGGAACTATTGTGGCATATAGCCTAACAGCAAATAACAGCATTACGATAGATAATCAAGCAGTTTCCGTAGAACAGGGCAAGGGAATAGAGTTTTCTCTAGCACAATTGCACTCTATAAGTGCTTCTTCCACGGAAGGTAACTGGGCATGCTTAATGCTTATGAAGTAAAAAACGATAAATACAAGTGAACTAGGAAAAACGCAAAATGGCATACCAAGTAGATAAATTTAACGGAACATTTTTAACGTCTGTAGAAGACGGAACCATCGATACAACCACGGATTTAAGATTTGTTGGTAAGAATTATGCTGGTTACGGCGAGGTGCAGAATGAAAACTTCCTGCATTTATTAGAAAATTTTGCAAATACTACAAGCCCTCCCAAGGCAGTAGAGGGTCAGATTTGGTATGATAGCGGAAATAAGAAATTAAAATTTTATGATGGTACAAAATTTAAGTCTGCAAGTGGAGCAGAGACTAGTGCAACAGCACCAGGTGGTTTAGGATCAGGTGATTTTTGGTGGGATACTTCTGCCAAGCAGTTATATGCTTATGACGGTGCAGCATTTGTACTAATTGGACCTGAAGCATCACCAGATTTAGGCACCAGTGGTGTTACAGCACAGGTAGTCAAGGATACAGGAAACACTAACCATTCTATTCTAAAGGTATTGGCTGGTGGAAAGACCGTGGCAATTATGTCACAAACAGCATTCACGCTTAACAGTTCAGTCAATCCAATTGATGATTTTACAGCAATTAAGAAAGGCGTCACGCTAGCCAACACAGATGCCAACGGTATTAGTTCTAACGATTATGTTTATTGGGGAACGGCATCAAACTCACTTAGACTTGGTGGTTTCCTAGCATCAGATTATATTACAAAGTCATCAGTAAATTTTAATACTACAGTTTTCTTTGACGATGACGGATTTAAAGTAGGTGATCAACAAGATTTATTTGTGTATGTTGAAGCAGGTGATCAACCTAGAATCAATAGTTTGTTAGGTAACCCCATTGACTTGGTAGTTACTGATGGCGGTGTTGATTATAAATCTTTACAGGTAACACTAAGTGGTATCAGACCTGGCACAGATAACACATTTGATCTAGGTACTTCTAGTTTAAAATGGAAAGATGTGTATGCAGGCGATGTATATGCTAACCTTACAGGTAACGTTACAGGTAACACAGTAGGAACACACACAGGAAACCTATTAGCAAGTGATACCCAAGTTATGGTAAATGCAACAACTAAGGAAATTGGTTATGCAAGTGCCACACTAAAAGGAACCTTAATAGGTAACGTTAGCGGTAACGTTACAGGTACAGCATCAAATGCTACCCAACTAAACAATATTTCACCATCTATTGGTGTTCCAAGTCCTTTAACTACATCAATTCCTGTAAGAGATTCCAACGGTGACATCACCGCTAATCAATTTATAGGAACAGCAGATCAATCAGATAAACTTGATGTTGATGGCACATATAGAGTAGCAGATACAGATCCTGTAGCAAATACTGTTGCAGCGAGAGATAGTTCTGGTAACTTGGAAGCAGTTTTATTTGAAGGAACTGCTACAGCAGCGAGATATGCTGACCTTGCAGAAAAATATCTAACAGATAAAGTTTATGATGCAGGAACAGTAGTTTCGGTTGGAGGAGCACAGGAAGTGACAGAAGCCAAAGAAGGCGACAGAGCACTTGGTGTAATTTCAGCACAACCTGCTTTCATGATGAACGCACATCAAGCAGGCGGACAGTTTGTAGCACTTAAAGGAAGATTACAAGTTAAAGTAGTCGGAAAAGTTAAAAAGGGTGACAGACTCGTAGCAACTGACAATGGATGTGCTAGAGTATCAGACGCATCGCCTGATGTATTTGGAATTGCCCTTCAAGACAGTTATCTCGAAACTGAAAAAATGATTGAAGCGGTAGTTCTATAATGGCAAATATTTTCGCAAGTGACCTCAACACGATTAGAACTAAAATTTCTGATGTCCTAGGACCGGGTGCTAATACTTTTGGTTACGGACAAACAGTTTACAGTTCAGCAGTTACGTCTGGGCAGTTGATTGAAAAAACAAACTGGGACGCAGTTCGATACGATATCGTAAATGCATATATTCATCAAACAGGTAACACTCCTAGCACAATTATAGTAAGCACAGCCGACACTATCAATGACGATGCTAGTGGCGCATATCAAAATTATGATTATTACGCTGACGTCTTAAGAAATAATAGATTCGACGTAGCAACAGGTCAATATACAATATCAGCGATTGATTCAAAATCAACAACAGCAACTTGGAATACAACTGCTTCTTCTGAACTTACAATTACATTTGGTTCGGCTGCGGAAGCAAGATACTTTTTTAATTCAGGTGGAGCAATTAGAATATCAAGTTCTCTTACTGGAGGAACATCTGCACAGGCTAATGCTTGGACTAACTTACTATTATCAGCAGGAGACCAGGACTTTGTTGGAGATTTAATAGCATCAAACGGTTTTTATACACTAACTAATTCTTATCAAACATATTATTCTGTTGCTGCTAGTACTCCATACAGTGCAAATAATTATAGATTGAGAGCAAAATGTAATGTTGCTGATAATTCTGCAGGAACCGCAACTATTGTTTATGTGCAGGCAGAATTGGTAGATTCTTACGTTGATCCAGGACCAGGAGGTCCTCCATATACAGGAGATCTTGTAGATGGAACACTAACAATTACGGCACAGGAACTAAGGGCAACAGGAACATTACAACCAACAGGTGATCCTTTTACAGTAAATCCGCCAACTTCTTACAGCATGTCAACAATTAGTGTCACGTAATTCTTTACCGATAAATACGTTTGAGGTAAAATATGGCTGGTATTAATACAAAAATAGATAAAGATGATTATAACGCTATTCAGACAGTTATTGGTAGAATTATGGGCGTTGGCTCTGCGAATACCGGATACGGACAAACCACTTTTAGTTCACAAGTAACAGTTTCTGATGCAGTAACAGTTAATGAATATGCTGCACTTCGTTATGATATAATTAACATACACAAACATATCTATAACTCAACACCGTCCGGAATAAATGATCAAACAATCGGAGCGAAGGTTCGATATGATGCTGCCAATGCTCCTATTAATTACTGGCTTTCAGTTGCAAATTCGTTAGATATAGCAAGGTTAACACTCGCTCCTGCAGGACAGCGTGTTTCGGTTAATCACGGTACAGAAAATTTTACAGGTGCTTGGGGATCTAGTACTAGTCCACAGTTAGCCTGCACAGTGACCTGCGAATGGACAAATAGCGAACAGGCAAGATTTTTCTTTAATTCAGGAAGTTCCATGCAGTTTACTAGTTCAAGAACGGGTGGTTCCTCAACAGCGCAGAATACTTCATGGACCACACTATTGAGTACTGCCGGTGCGAGAATTTTTGGCGGAGCGACACCTGGAACAGGAACTACTCCTGCAGATGGACAAAACTATTTCAGATTGACGAATGCAGGACAAACATGGAGTAACGTTGTTGCTTCATCTCCCTATTCATTAAATGAGTGGTCAATTACCTGCAGAACCGACGATGGCGTAACCAATAACAGCGCAGGAACTTCTAAAAAATTAGTGTTTCAGATTTATTGGAATGATAACCATTTTCCACTAGGTGGAAGTTCGGCAACTGGAACGCCAGTACAGCCAGGCGGATTTGGACCGGATACTGTTGACGGAACAGTTTCATTGACAGTACAAACAGTCAAGGCGTCGGGCGTTTTGGAACCAACAGGTTCTGGTAACTTTAATATAGAAACCCCAACGGTTACAATAAGTTCTATTACTAATTAATTTTTCGCACCCTTACAACCCTCGATAAATAATATGCTACTATAATTATAGGAGGTATTATGCAAGAGGAATTCCAAAAAGCATTGGATTTTTCTAACTACAGAAAGACATTTGCTGTTCAGAGAAAAACCCTTAAAGAAAAAATTGAAGCCAAATTAACCTACGGTCATAACGGAGGAGTCTTCAAGATTGATAGAACACTTCTTAACTTTGTGGAAATGTTAATATACAAGGATAGATCGGAGGATGTTGTAATATTGGATGCAAACGAAAATCCAATTTTGATAAAAAATTTGGTAGAGTTTAGAGAAGAAATTTTTGATAGATACTTTACAGCAACCAATGAATATTTTGAAGAATATCAAAAGATTAAGAAAGCGAGATCAGTAGAATCTCTATTGGAAGTATAACAAATGAATAAGGGTATAATCCTATTTGCTCACAACAATAGGCAGATTGATTATGCCTTGATGAGCCTCCTAACAGCAAAATTAGCAAAGAAACATTTAGATGTTCCGGTAAGTCTAATAACTGATCCTTCAACAGTTGATTGGATGAAAGAATCGGACATTCTTAAGAAAGCAACTGAAATCTTTGAACAGATAATAATTACTCAGCGTCCGGAAGATGGAAACATGAGAAATTTTTCCGACGGTAAAAATATTAAACCAGCACCATTTAGTAATGGTAATAGATTTTCTGCTTATGATCTTACACCGTACGATAGAACATTATTAATTGATACGGATTATCTAGTGCTATCAAATAATCTAAATGAGTATTGGGATGTCGATAGTGACTTATTAATGTCTCCTAAATATAATGATATTATAGGTAAGGAAAGAATAGGTTATTTAGATTCACACATATCAGATACTGGAGTTGAAATGTATTGGGCAACAACAGTAATGTTTACGAAGAACGAGTATAGCAAAATGTTTTTTGATTTAGTAGAATACATTAAAACCGAATACAAGATGTTTGCTGATGTTTTTAGATTTGATCCTAGAGTTTACAGAAATGACATATCCTTTAGCATTGCCAAACACATTCTTAATGGTTATCAGAAAGTAAATGAATACAATCTTCCTGATGTATTTTCAACTACAGATAAGGATATCTTACACAATGTATCTGACAATAAATTACAATTTTTAGTTTCAGATAAAGATAATTTTATTGCTGCTTCTGTTAATAATAAAGATGTGCATGTTATGAATAAGTTTAGCATAGTTCGTAATTACGAAAAGTTGATGGAGTTAGCAGAATGACGTTTGGATATCTATTGATTGTATCAGAAAAAGACGATACTAATTATGCAAGGCTTGCTTATGCTCTTGCATTGAGCATAAAGAATACCCAGAAAGAAGGATACGATAAAGTAGCATTAATAATCAACGACAAGAAAAGACTAGAAGGATTCACATCAACATGGGTATTTGATGAAATTATCGAATGGAACGAAGCAGACTTCTGGGATGGAAGATCTCACATGGACTTGTTAAGTCCTTGGGACCAAACGATATGCCTTGATGCTGACATGCTGTTCCTTAGGGATTACAGCCACTGGGTAGAATATTTTATTAAGAATTGTGAATTATATGTTGCTAACAAATCCTATACCTATCGAGGAGAAGTTGTAAAAGATGAATATTACAGAAAAACTTTTTTAGCAAACGAGTTGCCTAACTTATATTCCTTTTACACATTTTTCGTTAAAGATAGTCAGTTAGCAAAAGAATTTTTTAACTTGCAAAGAGAAATTATCAAGAATCCTAAGGAATTTAGTAATCTATTCCTAAACAATTATAAACCTAAGATAGTAGGAACAGACGAAGCCTTTGCACTGTCGGCTAAGATACTAGATATAGCAGATGAAATTTCTTATCATTTAGAATTTCCTAGAGTAGTACACATGAAAGGAATGATACAGAAGTGGCCTTATCCTGCAGACAGTTGTTATGATCATGTTGGTTTTTATTTTAACAGACAGGGTAAATTAAAACTAGGAAACTTTGAACAAACTGATATTGTCCATTACGTAGATAAGGACAAGATCACTCTAGAAACAATAAACATATTGGAGGAAATAGCATGGAAGAAAAAATAAAACTTCCGGATTTTGACGAGTGGATCAAGAACTACAAACCAGAGCCGGTAGTCTATTGTGCTGCTTTTGATCCAGAATCAGGAAAGGTATTAGCAGTAGGTCCTAATCACGCTGTTAATGAAAAACAATATAGCAATGTAATAGAATTAGATTCTGATGTTGCTGAAAAAATTATATCTGGTGATATAAGGATGAGCAAGTGTTTTGTTGATCCGCATGAAGGAAAACTAGAAATAGTAGAAGTAAAAGATCTATTCAAGATTGACGATATGTTGCACAGAATTATTGTCAAGGAATGGTCAGACATTAAGAAGCCTGATATTCACTTGACACACTATGCTGATGGTAATACACTAATAATACAATTATCAGAAGAATATGGCGGAACATATAAGCAAGATGAGGAACACCAGCCAGTGGCAAAAAGAAAAATGTTTTGGGACGGTGATACGGTATTAGACTTTACTATAACTGATTACAATGATCCTAATGTTATTGCTGATAACTTTAGCATTAAAATTAACGAATTAGTTGGAAATAAGGTTATTAAGTCCGAACTAAACATTCCAAAGTATTTTAGTGTATACACTAGAAGACTATTTAAAAATTACATGATTGAGGAAAAATGAAAAAAGTAGTTGAGTTTGATGTTTTCTTTTTGAGTTACGATGAGCCTAATGCAGATTTGCATTACGCTGATCTATGTAACAAAGTGCCTTGGGCCAAAAGAATACACGGTGTAAAGGGTTCAGATCATGCACACAAGGCAGCAGCAGAACAATCAGAAACTGATTGGGTTTTAACTGTTGATGCTGACAACATTGTATATCCAGAATTCTTTGACATAGAAATAGACATGGACAATCCGGACATTCGTGCATACAGTTGGTGCGGTCGCAACAATGTTAATGGCCTGCGCTATGGAAATGGCGGATTAAAACTGTGGAACAGAGAGCATGTGCTTAATATGAAGACGCATGAAAATGCAGACAGTGAAAGAGCTCAGGTTGATTTTTGTTGGGAAGATGGTTATAGAAATTTTCCTAAAACATTTAGTGACACGGTAATTAATGCAACACCCTTTATGGCATGGCGTGCTGGATTCCGCGAAGGTGTAAAAATGACACTGGATGGCGGATTAAAAGTTCCTTCACAAGAAATTGAAAAACGTATTTGGTGGCACAATATGCACAGGCTAAGAATGTGGAGCACAGTTGGAAGTCATGTTGAAAATGGTTTGTTTGCTGTATATGGAGCACGTCTAGGAACATATCTTACAAACTGTACGGACTGGGATCATGTTCAGGTTAGAGATTTTGAATGTTTGCGTGATCTTTACAATGAAAAATGTAAACAATACGAAGACGGTTTTGGTCTTGAACAAGAAATTAAGTGGTTAGGAAGTGAACTAAGACATGAACTAGGATTTAACTATCCTAATTTAGATCCATCGATGAGCAAGTATGTAATGGATTTATATGAGGAATCTATTAATTTAGGAAAAACATACTTCAGTCAAATTTATGTATGATATATTTTTTGTCAGCAAGGGAGAAATCAACATTAATGCTTGGACTAAGTTCAAGCAATTAGTACCCCATGCACAAAAAATAGAAAACTGTGATACTTTTGAAAAGGCAGCAGACAAATCCTTAACAAAACATTTTTGGGTAGTTTGGGATAATATCACGATTAATCCAGATTTTGAATTTAATTATAGAATTCCGGAGTGGGACGAAAAATACATTCATGTGTTTAAGAACGGATTATATCATGATGGCATTTGCATTTTCCCCAAGCGTGCTAAGATCCTACAGAGAGAATGGGACTATCGTTTTTTCACAAATAAAAAAGAAATGGATATGATAGCAAGCCAACCTGTTCCGTACGATGTTGCATTTATTTCATACCACGAAGAAAACGCAGAAAAGAATTTTAATAAATTGCTTGAAAAAGCACCTCATGCACAATGGACACGCGATGTCAAGGGCATACACCAAGCACACATTGAAGCAGCAAGAAAGGCAACCACGGACATGTTCTACATAGTTGATGCGGATGCTGACGTGTTGGAAGATTTTAACTTTGACATGCAGATACCCTACTATGATTTCAATGCAAGAAAGAGCGTGTATGTTTGGCGCAGCAGAAATCCAATAACGGATTTGGAATATGGATACGGTGGAGTAAAACTGTTTCCGAGAGAAGCAACGCTAAACATGGATACTAATACTCCAGACATGACCACGAGCCTTTCTGACAGTTTCCGTGCAATGGAACAAGTAAGTAACATAACAGCGTTTAACACAGATGCATTCAGCACCTGGAAGAGCGCATTTAGAGAGTGTTGCAAATTGGCAAGCAGAACCATAAGGGGACAGAACGATGATGAAACGGATCAAAGGCTTAGCAAGTGGTGTTCGGACTATGGGCGTGACAGACCTTTTGGCGACTATGCGATCAATGGCGCCCGTGCTGGCAGGGTTTATGGTGTGGCTAACAGTGCTAATCCTGATGCTCTTAGGTTAATAAATGATTTTGATTGGTTAAAGGAACAGTTTGATGCAGGACAAGGATAGAATACAGAGTTTTGAGCCTATCATGGACGAGATATCGCCCACCTTCTGCATGGCCAAGTGGCACCATACCACAATATATCTGCAGACGGGCGAAACGCACAGTTGCTATCATCCCGCACCACACAAGATTCCACTGGAAGGATTGGAAGAGAATCCAAGCCAACT